TCATTAGATAAAATAAGTAGATCTGCTTATGCTGATTTACCTAATAAAGGTCAAACTGGTCAACCTTCACAGTATTATGTGGATCGTCAAACAAATCCAAAAATATTTTTATATTTAACACCTGATTTATCAACCTATACTTTTTTAAAATATTATATTATTAAAAGAATTCAAGATGTTGGTGCTTACACTAACACACCAGATGTACCTTATAGATTTTTACCATGTATGGTCTCAGGACTTGCATATTATTTATCTATGAAAATTAATCCAAAATTAACTGAACAGTTAAGATTATACTATGAAGATGAATTACAAAGAGCTTTAACTGAAGATGGTCAAAGAACATCTTTATTTATATCACCACAAGCTTACTATGGGAATTTAATCTAATGCCAAATTTTTCAAGAGGAAAATATTCACAATCAATATCAGATAGATCTGGTCAAGCATTTCCTTATCAGCAAATGGTAAAGGAATGGAACGGATCATTAGTTCATATTTCTGAGTATGAAGCTAAACATCCTCAACTTGATCCTAAACATCATAAAGCAGATGCACAAGCATTAAAAGACACGCGCGCGCAGGACTTTTCTATTACTTCTGGAGGTAATGGTGAAGCTATTGCTAATTTAACTTTACCAGGTGAGTTTGCTTACAATTCACGTGGTATGCAACCTTTAGATCCATCTTTTCAAAACTCTCAAAGAGAATTTGGAATTTACACAGGTCAAGTAACTATAGTGATATCCTAATGGCTATTACTTACGCATCATTTTTAACTCAAATTAGAAACTACACTGAAGTAGATAGTAATGTTTTGACTGATTCTTTAATAGATCAATTTATTAGAAACGTAGAAATAGATGTAGCTGATAAAATTGATTACGATGATTTAAGAAAATACGCAGATTCTGTTTTTACAGCGAATAATAAATATTTAGCGATGCCAGCTGATTGTTTAATACCAAGAGCTTTGTTTGTTGCAACTTCAGGAACATTAGCAGCAGGCACAGTTGAGTATTTAGAAAAAAGAGATCAAACATTTATGAGAGAATATAATAATACTTCTTCAACAGGTGTGCCAAAATACTGGGCAAACTGGGACGATTTTACAATTATTGTTGCACCAAGACCATCAAGTGCTTTTCCTGTGCAATTAGAATACATTAAAGATCCACCACACTTTACTTCAACAAATAATACTTATCTTTCAACTTATTTTGAAAACATATTATTATATGGAGTATTAGGTGAGGCTTTTTCATATTTGAAAGGTCCTATGGATCTATACAATCTTAATAAAACAAAGTATGATGAGGAATTACAAACGTTTGCTCTTCAACAAATGGGTAGAAGACGCAGAGGTGAGTATGATGATGGTGTACCAAGAATTAAAATTAACTCACCATCACCAAGAAGTATTGAACCATAATTTAAGGAGATAAACATGGCTATAACAACAAACGCAATTTGTAATTCGTTCAAAGGACAAATTCTAAAAGCGATACACAATTTCGACATAGGTGGAAACACTTTTAAACTTGCATTATATCAAACAGATGCAACTTTAGGAGCATCAACAACATCATTTACAACTACACAACAAGTATCGTCTTCAGGATATACTTCAGGTGGAAAAGCATTAGTTAATTCTGGTGTATTAGTAACAGGTGCTGTTGCATTTACTAACTTTTCAAACGTGTCATTCACGGGTGTAACTTTAACAGCTCAAGGTGCATTAATTTATAACGATACAGCAGCAGGCGATCCTGCAGTGTGTGTATTAGACTTTGGCGGACCAAAAACCGCAACTGCTGGAACTTTTACAGTTCAGTTCCCAGCATTTCAAACAGACAGTGCAATTATAAGAATTGGTAACGCGTAAATTTTAAGGAGGGCCAAGTGGCAGATATTATATTTTACATATCACCACTTGGTGCTCTTAGCATGTTAAGGAATTAACATGGCTGACGAAACAGTAGTTCTATCATCACCTGGTTTAGTCGCTTGGGATAACGGAGAGTTTGGCGACGGCTCATACGGTGGTTTATCTTTATCATTAGGTTTATTACAAGGAACAGCTACAACTGCAATTGACGTTTCAGTAAATGTTACAGGAACTCAATTAGCATCTGCAATTAATTCTGTAACAGAAGATATTTCACAAGATCAACCAGTCACAGGTACACAAATAAATTTAACAGCAGGCAGCGCTGTAGCATCTATTCCAGAAACAGTTAGCATAACTGGTTTACAAATTAATTTAACAGTTGGTATTGAAACAGTTGATATTCAACCAGATGCAGGTTGGGGTATTGCTGGTTGGGGAATAGTTCCTTGGGGTGAAGAAGACGATGTTGTTGTATTATTAACTGGAACACAGGTTAATGTTGCGCAGAACTCAGTAACTATAGAATTATTAACGGCTGTTAATGTAATAGGAACACAAGTTAATTTATCTATAACTGGCGTAACTGAAGACATTGTAACAGATGCTTTTGTTACGGGATCTCAATTAAATGTATCACAAACTGGGGTAACAACCACAGCAAATGCTAATTTAGATGCTGTAGGTATTCAAATTAATACTTCAGTTGGAGATGAATCTATTACAGGCGATGCTAATATTAATTTAATAGGAATTCAGAATAATATATCTATTACACCAATAACTACAACTGCTGATAGTAATTTATCAGTAATAGGTTCTCAAGTTAATTTAGATGAAGGCTCTGTTACAACAGATATTCAACCTGATGCTGGTTGGGGTAATAATGCTTGGGGAGAAGTTCCTTGGGGTGAAGAAGACGATGTTATCGCAACAGTAACAGGTTCTCAAATTAATATCACAGTAGGTAATGAAGATGCTATAATAGATGTTAATGCCACAGTTACAGGATCTGAATTAAATCTTGACGTAGGAGGTGTAGATATTGCTGCAGATGGTAATATTTTTGTAGTTGTAGCAGAACACACATTAATTGCTTCAACAAATTCTGTAAATGTTACAGGAACAGCAAATGTAAACGTTACAGGATCTCAATTAAATACTGTAGCAGGTCAGGCAGTTGGTGGATTAATAACACCTGTAGACGTTACAGGGACACAGATTAACCTTTTAATAGGTAACGAAGATACTACAGGAGATGCTAACGTAACAATAACTGGTTCTCAAATAAATTTAACATCTGGTCAAGTAGATACTATATCTGGATATGATGTTACGGGTTCTCAGATAAATTTAGCAATAAATCAAGTATCAGTTACTGGAAATGCTATAGTAAATGTTACAGGGATACGCTTGAATACCGTTGTAGGATCTGCTAATATTACGGCTTGGGCAGAAGTACAAACAGGAGCTTCTAATAATTGGACTCCAGTTGACTTAGCTGCTTAAATGAATTATTTATAAAATTAATAGGAGCAAATAATTATGCCATCAAGTTTTTCTACAGACCTCAAAATTGAGTTAATGGTCACTGGCGAAAATGCTGGTACTTGGGGTACTAAAACAAACGATAATCTAGCTGTAATTCAACAAGCAATTGTTGGTTATGAGTCTATTGCAGTGAATGCAACCACTGGCACTACTCTAGTAATGTCAAATTCACCAACTTTATCAAATGCTAGAAACGCAGTATTAAATTTAACAGGAACATTAGCTGGAAACGTTGATGTGACAGTACCCGCTTCAATCGAAAAAACTTATTTAGTAAACAATCAAGTAACTCAAGGTGCTTTTACTTTAACTTTTAAAACAGCTGGAGGAACAGGTATTAAATTAGCACAAGGAAATCGTTATGTTCTTTACTCTGATGGAACAAATGTAAATTTAATTAGTATGGAACAAACTTGGAGAACAGTTTCTTCAGCAGCGACAGTTCAACCTGGTGCAGGAATTATAGCACAAACTAACACGACTTCTTTTACGGTAACACTACCAGCCTCTCCAGCAACAGGTGATTTTGTATCTTTTATTGATGGAAAATATACTTTTGATACCAAACCTTTGACTGTTGGAAGAAATGGTAGTAATATAGCAAACACCGCAGCTGATTTAGTTGTAAACACAGAAGGCGCTGGTTTCACATTAGTATATTCAGGAGATGCAACAGTAGGTTGGACTTATAGGGATAAATAACCTATGGCTAACTATGAAGCTACTAGATATGATATTAATGGAGCCAATCTTACAGGCATAGAAGGTGTTAATACTGGAATAATTGTTCCTTGGAGTTCAGCTTCAATTCCTTCAGGATTTCTGGAGTGTAATGGACAATCGGTTTCGACTTCCACATATGCAAATTTATTTGCAGTAATAGGTTATACATATGGCGGATCAGGCGCTTCATTTAACATACCTAATTTAACAGATAGAGTAGCAGTAAATAAATCAAATAATAAAAATTTGGCTCAAACAGGTGGTGCTAATACTGTAGTTACTACTGGAAATGTAGCAGCAAATTTAGCAAACACTACACTAACTACTGCTCAATTACCAACTCATCTTCATACTGGAGGCGTAACTTCTGTTTACGGTGCTTTTTCACCTGACGGAAACTATTTTGTTTTTCAACCTGCCACATCAGCAACAAGTGCAACTGGTGGTGGAGGAGCACACTCTCATACAGCGTCTGGTACTTTTACAGGTGACGCTACTTCAGTTCTTCAACCTTATTTAGTATTAATCTATATTATAAAAACTTAAAATTATGACAAATTACGCTCAAACATCTAAAAATTTTACTGGTGCATTTATGACTGGTATTGAAGGAGTTAATACTGGAATAGTTATTCCTTGGGGTTCAGCTTCAATTCCTTCAGGATTTCTGGAGTGTAATGGTCAAGCTGTATCAAGATCAACTTATGCTGCACTTTTTGCAGTTATATCAACTACCTATGGTGTAGGAGATGGTTCTACTACATTTAACGTACCTGATTTAACAGATAGAGTAGTAGTAAATAAATCAAATACTAAAAATTTGGCTCAAACAGGTGGAGCTAATACTGCAACTCCTACTGGAAACATTTCAGCTAACGCTGGAAATACAACTTTAACTACTCCTGAAATTGCATCACACACACACAATAACACAATAGGAACTTTTAATAATTATCAAGCTGGACCTGGTAGCCGGGGAGCTACTACAGGGGATTTAAATAATACAGGTGGTGGAGGAGCACATAACCACACTGTTTCAGCTACTTTTTCAGGAGCTGCTAATTCTGTTTTACAACCTTATTTAGTATTAATCTATATTATAAAAACTTAAAATTATGGCAAATTACGAAGCAACAAGATATGATTGGGATGGCGCATTCTTAACAGGTGTTGAGGGTGTTAATACCGGAGTAATTGTTCCTTGGAGTTCAGCTTCAATTCCTTCAGGATTTTTAGAATGTAATGGTCAATCAGTAAGTCAAGCAACTTATGCTGCACTTTTTGCAATAATTGGAACTACATATGGTAACCCAGGTGGTGGAAACTTTAACGTACCAGATTTAAGAGATAGAACTGTTGTCAATAAATCAAATACTAAAAATTTAGCACAAACTGGCGGAGCTAATACTGTAACTCCTACTGGAAATGTAGGAGGGAATGCTGGAAATACAACTTTAACAACACCACAAATGCCTTCTCATACCCATCAAGGAGGATTAGGTTCACCGGCCCATGATGGTGCCTTAAATGGAGTAGCAGCTCCAGGTAGTACTGCTAATGCAGGGTCAAGTGCAGCACATAACCACAATGTTTCAGCTACTTTTTCAGGAGCTGCTAATTCTGTTTTACAACCTTTCTTAGTTGTGGTATATATTATAAAAACTTAGGAGAATATTTTTATGAAAAAAGGTAAATGGACTATTGTTGTAGATGATCAATTGATTATTAAACAATACGATGAAGGAGTTAAAAAAGGCATTGGTTATATTATAGAAGATGAAAATTTTTGGGCTTCTAATTTAAGTTCAAACATTAGAGCTATACAGTACACAGGAAGTGTAGAGGATAGAGAACAGGTTGAATATAATGATGGAACACTTCATACATCATTTAATGGCAATATTCAAATTTTTGCAAACAAATGGGATGAAAAACATCTTGAAAATTTACAATTAATTTGGGACTCTAATAACTTTCATAACCAAGAAACAAATATTAGAGAAACATTACAAGAAAAAATAAATAGAATTGGTCCTAGACCTACTATTTATCAATCACAGAATGTAATTTAATTATGGATGAAAAAAAAATAAAGATAGAAAACTTTATTGGAACTTACGATAACTTCATTCCACCTAGTTTTTGTGATGATTTAATAGATTATTTTGAAACTAAAAATAAATTTGGCAAATCTTTTGATAGAATAAGTTCAGAAAATGCATCAGTACTTATAAAAAAAGATCGTACAGTATCTTTGTGTCATGATTCTATTAATGATTGGTTTGAACAATTTAAACCTCTTTTTGCAAACATTGATATAGCTATAAGTAACTATGTTTTGCATACTGGATTAAAAGAATTCACAAAAGATAAGTTAAAGTATACTATGTTTAGAATACAAAAAACAATGCCAACAGAAGGATATCATGTGTGGCATGTAGAAAAATCGAGTGGATTTGATTATTCAAATAGAATTTTAGCTTTTACGTTGTATTTAAACGAAGTTACTGATGGTGGAGAAACTGAATTTTTACATCAATCGATAAGAGTAAACCCAGTTAAGGGAAGACTAGTAGTATGGCCAGCTGGATTTCCATATGTACATAGAGGAAATCCACCTCTTAAGGGTGAAAAATATATTTTAACATCTTGGTTATTATCAGGTGAATATTAATAATTATTTTTAAACTATTTTTTTTCAAGTTCTTTTAATTTTTTTTTTAGTTGCCAATCAGGTACTTCTATTAAATTTGAAACTAAACAATATCTTGTTTTAGTCTCTTCTTCAACTTTACCAACCCCATGTAATACATTAGGTGGAAATATATAATATGCTCCTCTTTTTGGCATAATTGTTATTTTAAGCTCTGGTAAAACTAAAGGAGCCCCTTCTGTTAAATATAAAATTAAATGATAATCTTTATGAGTATGCATTACAACACTATCTCCTTTTTTAATTTCATTGCCCCAAGAATCATAACTTATCTTCTTATCATACCAATTATTTTTATTAAAAAATGGATTTGAATTTTGATGTTTATTTACAACGTAATCTATAAATCTTTTAAATTCTGGTTTATCATTAAAAAATCCCCATGAAGTTTTACCCCCATAAACATTTGTAAGTTCTGTTGCATTTAAGTTCTGTGCAATCATTGTACACATGTTCATCATATCAACTATATTATCATAAACACCATGAGATATTTGAATTGTCCTTGGATAAGTGACAATTATACTATGTGAAAAATTTTCTTCTTGTTTTATTTCATCTAAGATTATCATTTTATAAAATTCTGTATTGTAATTCTTGGTAGGTGGTTTATCAACACTGGATTTACTTTATGTGGTAAAGGAGTTTTTACAATAACTAAAGAATTTCCAATAACAGGTATGTATCCATTTTGTCCATTATGAGTAAACATAAATTCTCCTCCCCAATTTTTATTCCATCTTTTATTTAAGTAATAAGTAATTCCATATTCTACATGATTATCTACATGCCAGTTAATACCAGAATTTTTTTTCATAATATGAATCAAAAAATTAAATTTTAAATTAAAGTCTTTTATTTTTATAAAAGGTTGATGCAGTAATAATGTTTTGTAAAATTTAAAATAATTTTCATGAATTATAATTTTTTTAGGTGTTTTTAAATTATCCAACAAGCTTTTTGGCCATGATTTAGACGCTTCTTCTAAATATTCTAGTTTTTTATATTGTTTAAATATTTCATTATGAATTCTTTTATATTCATGATTAGGTAAAAAATTTTGTATATAAAATAATTTATCTTGTAAATTAAATATTAGCTTCATTTTTAATTTTTTGTCTTATCTTTGTTGCAGATATTTCTTGTATTTCTTTTGGAAGAACTATTTCTTCTATTTTGTAACCTACGTCTCTACCATAACAAATGTTTGTAATATTTGGAACTTTTATAACATCAAACTGACCTACGTAGTTTTTAAGCTTTTCTTCTATTCTTTTTTTTATATCTTCAAATACAAATGGATTATTATCTGTTTGTGGCATTGATCTAACCATAATAATAACTTGTCCTGTCTTCTTTAATATCTCTTTAAATAAAGCTAAGTGCCCGTCATGAAATGGTTGCCATCTTCCTAACATCTGTGCTGTTGGTTTAGAGTAGTCCATGTATCTCCTTTATAATATTATCATAATTAAAATCTTTTATTTCAAAATCTACTTTTTTAGGTTTTTCAAATACTTTATTAGTATCTTCAAATCTTCCTTTATCAATTGTGTTCATCCAAATTTTCATATCGTAAAAAGATCTATAAGATTCAAATGGACAAACAAAGTCTATAACAACATGATTCACTGCAAGATCACACATAGTCATCATTCTATTTGCTTGTCGTCTACGACCATCTTCTGTAAAATCCCAATCTTCAAATAGCTTTCTAATTTCATCAGCATTAAAATGTGGTATCTTTTTATTTGTCACTAATTTCTTTGAAAAAGAAGTTTTACCAGATCCTGGTAATCCAAATATTAATATTTTCATGCTTTATAAAAATAATCGTAAAACCATTTAAAATTTGTCTCTATATAATTAATAGATTCTTTATCTAAATTGTTTTTATTATCTATTTGTTTTTCAACTTTTTTGAAATGTCTAACTTTACCATAGGGAATATGATTTAAAGGATAATCATAAAATATATTTATATTATCTAAATCATGTTTAAAATATTTTTCATTTAAAAAATTATATATTTTTTTTAATTCTAGTTCAGGGTTAGCTATAAAATGTTCATAACATATAAAATGATAATTTTTAATATTTTTTTCTTCAATAATTCTATTAATTCCTATAAGAGGTATTTTTAAAAAATCCACATCGAAAAATTTAATAACTCTTTGTAATTGTTTATTATAAGGAAGATATTGATAAAAATTATCAGAGAATGTTTTACTATAATCTACTTTATTTATATAGATATTTTCTAATGAGTTAACAATAGATTTTAAATCTTTAATAAAAATTATCATCTTACCTTTAAAAATATTTTCTATATTTTCTAAATTACCTAACCAATTTCTGTTATCATCTATATAGATTACAGCTTCTTTATTTAAACCTTGCGCCCAACCACTTATTCCTTGATTCAGAAAAGTTTTTACACACTTTTCAAATGTTTCTACATTTCTGTTTTTTACAGTTTCTTTTATAAATAAATCAGACTTAATATTATTTATAACATCAACAAATGGGGAATAGGGATATATAGCTATTTTGTTATTTTGCGATAAAATATTTTTAATCATATTTGAACCGCTTTTTGGAAGGCCTCCACTAAAGAACAATTTCATAAATTTCTGCGTTGTATAATAGCAAAAAGGTTAAAGTTGAGCAATTTAATAATGGCTTTAAATAGTGTATATTGTTTACATGCCTTTAAAAAAAATACCGGTAGCACCAGGATTTGACAAACAAGATACTGCATCTCAAGCGGAAGGTCGCTGGATTGATGGAGATAATGTACGCTTTCGTTACGGAAACCCTGAAAAAATAGGGGGTTGGTCAGAGATATTAGCAGATACTCTAGTAGGCGCTGCTAGGAATCAATGGATTTGGGCAGATTTAGACGGTAATAGATATGCTGCAATTGGCACAAATAAAATACTAGCTATTTATTTTGAGGGTGCGTTTTATGACATTACCCCATTAGATACAGCCCTAACTTCTTGCACATTTAACACGACCACAGGGTCTGCAACAGTCACAGTTAACAAAGCTGGTCATGGATTGTCAGTTGGGAGAATAGTTAGGTTTAGTTCTATTACTCCACCAACAGGTTTTGTATTAGCTGATTTTACAAATGCTTTTGAAGTTCAGACAACTCCAACATCTGGAACATTTACAATAACTATGTCTTTAGTTTCATCTGGTACTGCATCAGCTTCTGGATCTGCAACTTGTAATCCTTATTATTTTTTTGGTCCATTTGGTCAAACTTATGGATATGGTTTTGGCACATTCAACTGGGGAGGCTTTAGTTCAACTGTTACTCAAACTGCAATAAATCAAGGTGGAGGAATAGATAACGCAGTTACAACTATTCCAGTAGATTCTACAACAGGATTTGCAACAACTGGAACGATATTAATAGGCTCAGAATTAATTACCTATTCAGGAAAAACTGCAACAACATTTACTGGTGCTGGTAGAGGAGCAGAAGGAACAACTGCTGCAGCTCACGCAGACAATGTTGTTGTATACGATGCATCAACATTTGTTGGTTGGGGAGAAGCTTCTACTGTAGCAGCAGCAATTAATTTAGATCCTGCCAATTGGTCATTAGATAACTTTGGTCAAATATTAATAGCAACAATGCACAATGGTCCAACATTTACTTGGGATCCATCAGCAGCAAACGCACTTCAAACAAGAGCAGTTATAAATGCTTCTATGCCACAAAAATCAGTAATGACCATAGTATCCGATAGAGATAGACATCTTATTCATCTTGGAACTAATGAAACATTACCAGGCGGCTCACAAGATAAAATGCTTATAAGATTTTCAGATCAAGAGGACTTTAACGTTTATGCTCCAACATCAACTAATACTGCGGGTACATTTAGATTAGATGCTGGAACTAAAATTGTAGCAGCTATTAGAGCGAAAGACTACATATTAATACTTACAGATGATGCTGCTTATTCAATGCAATTTGTAGGTCCTCCCTTTACATTTAGTATTAGAAAAGTCGGATCTAATTGTGGATGCCTTGGTCAGCATGCAGTGGTATTTGCACAAGGTATTGTGTTCTGGATGGGCGATTCTGGAGGTTTCTTTGCATTTGATGGTACGGTTGTATCAGTTCCAAGTTTAGTTGAAGATTTTGTATTTACAACAACTGGAGATAATTTAGGAATTAATTACAATGAAAGTGAAACAGTGTTTGCAGCTCATAATAGTTTGTTTCAAGAGATAATGTGGTTCTATACTAAATATAATTCAACCGTAATTGATAGAGTAGTTACATACAACTATGGAGAAAAAGTTTGGACAACAGGCACTATGGCTAGTGCAACAGCCGGTTCTCAATCTAGAACAACATGGTCAGATGCAGCAATCTATGATCATCCTCATGCAACTAAATATATCGCGGCAGCCACGCCAACATTCCCTATAGTAAATGGTGTATCAGCAGGTGCCTCTGTTTATTATGAACATGAAGTTGGAGTTAATGAAGTAGCAAGTACAGGGGTTGAGACAGCAATACCTGCTAATATTAGATCAGGTGATTTTGATTTAGATGTAGATGGAGATGGAGAATATTTCTTATCTGTTAAAAGATTTATACCTGATTTCAAAACATTAGATGGTGATTGTAAAGTAACATTATTTTTAAGATCTTACCCAGC